CTGGCGTTTATCTTCCTGGTCCACGTATTTTTCCCCATCGCTGCATATTTAGGCGGAGGGACACCGCCAACCCTGACCCTGCCGGAACAATTCTGGTGGGCCTGGGGCGGCGTCTGTTCCATCTGGGTGCTCGGTCGTACTGCTGAAAAACGAGGGATGTCCGGCCAAATGCTTTCTCTTATCACCGGAAACAAATAATGGACGAAGCGGATCACGCCCAGGACTTCCAGGCCCGGTTTAACGCCGACGCCATTGCCAGGGCAAGGACATCACCCGTGGAGATACGCATCATCGGCAATGGCATCTGTATTGATTGCGGCGAGCCGATTGAGAGGCGTCGCCTGCAGGTATGCCCGGACACTCCGCGCTGCCGTCAGTGTCAAAGTGATTGTGAAAAGGCAAAAGAACGGAGGGGGCGAGCGAGGTGATCAATGTTTAGCGGCATTCCGACTGCGGTAATGATTTCGGCCATCAGCCTGCTGGGCGTTCCTGGGCTGCTGTTTATCGTTTGGTACGTCGACCAGAAACGACTGGATAAGGTCAATGCTGACAACCAGGCGAATCTGAGCAGAATTCTGGCTGACAACCAGGCAAACCTGAACAAGGTCCTGGCCAGTTACAAGGAGGACGTGGCGCTTATCCGGCAGATGTATGTCGACAACGTTGACCTGCTGCGCTGGCACGAGGTGCTGTCAAAGGACCTCAAGGACATCATCCTGATGAATACCAGCGAATGGCAGAAGACCAGAGGCGAGGTGGAAGCAGCGCGCGAGGACATCAAGGAAAACAAATTTTGCCCGCAGCTGAGGGTTGAAGAGAGAAGAGACAAGATTGTGGGGACGCCGATATGAGCCAGGAACGATTGATGATGGAGGGCAAGCTTGCCGAGTTGAAGCGTCAGCGCGACAAACTGCTGCTCAAGGCAGACGGCCTGATAAACGCCATTCGGCTGGAGATTAACCCGGCTTTAAAGGGTGTTGAAGATATGGATATCGCCCAGGCTGATCTGCGCATGGACGAGCTGCTCATGGCCCAGGTTGAACTGCTGTCAATCGCAGGCGATATCGAGCGGTTGAAAAGGGAGCTTGGTGTCTGATGGGCAAGAAGGCGACCTACGAACCTATTGCCCGGCGCCGCTATGCCGATGGCATGACCTTGGAGCAGATCTCGGCGGAAACCGGTGTTTCGGTGCCCACCCTGTCAACCTGGAAAAATGAGACCAAGGACCCGACCACAAAGGTTGACGAATGGGATCGTGCCCGGCAGCAGAAGCAATCCAATATCCAGCGGCTCAAGGATCTGTTTGAGCGCGAGCTTGAGCATGTTGAAGAGCAAGAGCCCGGCTCCATTTCACCGGCGTCCATGGATGCGCTGACCAAGCTTGGCAGCCTGGTGAGGAATTGGGAGTCCATGCTTCGGGCCGAGGCCTCGGCCCAGAACGTGGCCGCACCTGAAATTGACCGACCGGCATTGTTCCTGGAGAACATGGAATGGCTGGCCGGCCAGCTGAAGGAAACAGATCCGGAGGGCCTGAAGGTGTTGGCCCGGAACTTTGACGAGCTGATCATCAGGTTCAAGGCGGAACATGCAAAGACGTCCTAAAATTACCGAAAACAAGTTTGACAAGTGGGTCGATGATCTTAAAAAATGGATTGTCGAGTCTGTCTCTCCCTTTCCTGACGACACGCCTGAAAAACAGGAAGAACGGAAGCGGCGGGCAGAGCACGACCTGCTGTTCTTTTTTGAGACGTACCTACCGCATTATTTCACTGTTGAGTTCGGCGACTTCCACGAGGATTGGCAGGAACTGACCGAAGTTGAAAACGAGTTTGTCCTATGCGGGGCACCGAGGGAGCATGCGAAATCGACATTCTTTACCCTCGGCCTTCCCGTCCATGACATCTGCTATCAGAAAAAATGGTTCCTGTTGATCATCTCCGACACGAACGATCAGGCAACCGGCTTCACGATTGCCATCCGTGCGGAGCTTGAAGACAATCCCCGGCTCCGCCATGACTTTGGCTCCCTGGTCGCGCCTCTCGGACGCCGGACGGTAACCTGGAAGCAAAACGATTTTGTCAGCAACGGTGTCCGGGTCCTGGCCAGGGGGCGGGGTGAAAAGGTGCGCGGCTTGAAGAACAGGCAGCACAGGCCGGACCGTGCCATTATCGATGATTTTGAAAACGACGAGAACGTCGAGAACCCGAAGCTAGTCAAAAAGTGAATGCAGTGGTTGCGCCGGGCGATGATCGGTTCCATGGGTACGGGTTACAACGCCATAATGATCGGCAACCTTTTTCATCCCAAGTCAGTGATCGCCAATTTTATCGCGGAAAAGGACAGCGACGGGACGCCGTTGTATGTCTCCCGCGTGTATGACTGCTGGATCGATTACGGCAAGCCGACCCAGCGTCCGTTATGGCCGGCGCTCTGGTCGGCGGAACGGCTGGTCAAAAAACAGCGCGGCATGGGTACCATCGATTTCAACGCCGAAATGCGTAACATGGTGAGCAACGAAAACGCCAGAATTAAGGGCGAGTGGATCACCTATTACGATCCGGAAGAGATCGAAGGCTGTGAGCTGGTGGTTGCCTCTTTTGTGGACCCGTCTCCAAAGAGTGGCGAGGAAAACGACTATAAGGCGGTAATTACAGTCGCTCTCAACAAAGAGGCGATGATTTGTTATTGCCTGCACGCCTGGATACGGCATGACTCCATAGGTGCCATGTTTGACGCGGCGTACGACCAGCACGACAACTATGGCAAGCAACCGGTAGGCATCGAGGAAAACATGCTCAAGGATTTCCTGCACGAGTCCATCCAGACGCATGCCAAGCGGAAAGGCCGCTATCTGCCCTGGAGGCCGAAGCACCACTCCACCAACAAGATCGGCAGGATCATCGGCACGCTCGCCTACCTTGTTGAGTTCGGCAAGCTGAAGTTCCGAAAGGGGCACAGCGATCAGGATCTGCTGGTTGAACAGCTGATCTACCTCGACAACGCGACAGTACACGATGACGGCCCTGACGCACTTGAAGGCGCAGTAAGCATGGTGCAGGGCAGCGGCAGGGCTGCATACGGCGGCATTGATCCGGAGAGCAGAAAACGAATTAGTGAGCAGCAGAAGGCCCTGCGGCCTGAAGTTGAAAACGGACAGCAGAACCGCTCCGGCCTTTTCCAGAGAGGCCGGGGGTTTGCCAGGATGCTGAAAAGACGATTGAGGGAAGCGGCATGAGTTTTTTAAAGCGCGTTGCTAAAACGCTGGCGCCGGGACTGATGGACGAAACAGAGGTCCGCGATTTTGTATCGAAGGAGGTCATGGGGGCGGTCACTGCCGCCAGGCAGGCAATGCCGATTAATTACGACTACGACCCAAACGGCGAGGGCTACAGGAAGACAGGGCGCAGCGGTGAACAGCAGCGCAACCTGACCCCGGTTGGCCAGGACTCCATGATCGAGCTGGCCTATTACCTTTATGACACCTCCGGACTAGTGAAGCGCTTTGTCCGCGACACCAAGAATTTCATCCTGGGCGAGGGCGTATCCTACAGTATCAATAATGACGACGACAAGGGGAGCGCCAAGGCCATCCTCGATGAGTTCTGGAACGATCCCGTCAACAGAATGAACCAGCGGCTGGAAAAACGGATCGAGTTCCTCGGGTTGCTGGGCGAGTTGTGCCTGCCGGCATCGGTTGATAAGCGGACTGGCAGGGTCTGGCTGAGCTATATCGATCCGGCGAGCATTGACGAAGTGCTGACGGTCAAGGATTTCCCGGAGATGACGGCGGCCATAAAGCTGAAAGGTGTTGGCGGTCGGCCCGGCGAGATCCTCACCGCGATCCGGACGGAGACGAGCCCGCTGCGTCGGGAGTATGGCCGCCTGGTCGGCAATTGTTTTTTCTTTGCCATCAACAACCCGCCGAACGGCCCGCGCGGCAGAAGTGACCTTATCCACCTGTTTGATTTTATCGAGGGCTTTGAGGAGGGTCTCTTTGAAGAGCTGGATCGACTGCGGCAGATAAAGGCGTTTGTCTGGGAC